TTTAGTCATTTGTTTACTCCTAAAGTAATTGGATTTTTAGGTCCGTTCCTTTAGTCGTTTGCGTCTCATGTAAAATTACACTCACCTTCCACTTTACTTCTCAGATACCTAACAAGAAATTTTCTTTGATTTATTGGAAGATTTTCATCTTTCATTATTTCTTGAGACCTTTCATGCCATCTGGAACAAGACATGTGCCAGTTGTATTCTTTAGATAAATCAGGTCTATGAGATGCAAAGATGAAGGGTAGAATAAGTTCCATGAGATGAACGATCCGTTCCGCGACTTACTTGCGTCCAGTTTCCTGGATGAACGATGGGAATATTATAACTCCTATGAACTATATAGTCAAATTGTTTTGTAACTTGTGATACAATTATTTAATGATGCCTCTATCATTCATATAATGAAGAGTTTCTTTTAATGTTCCTCTATGGTCTAGACCATAGGAGATTTGTGGGTATTCAGCATCTTGACCAAACTCAGCATTAAATTGACTTTGTGTGAAGTCTTCATCCAATAAAAAAACTTTTACATCTTGGTCAATACTGTGGAGAAGACTCTCTGCTCTCTCACATTCTTGACTGCCATTAGAGTATACAAGGGCTTGCATTTTAGTCATCTTCTGTATATGAAATAATAATTCTTTTGGACTTTTTACCGTGATTATCTATAACATCTTGATAGTGAACTTCTCCACCAAGTTCTTCAGCAATTCTTTGTAGTCTCCAGCGGGGTACATTTTTTTCAGTCACGTTGCCTCCAGTCATCAGGTTTATCTCTTTGAAACCAATCCACAATTTCATCTGCACCATCAAACCCCGTTTTGTGATTGGATGGGTCGGGGTCACCTATTCCCATCCTATTCATAAAATCATCCATACTACCTTCTTGAATGTCCTGAGCAGCTTGACGCCGTGCTTTTTGCAACCAATCTCTAGCGGTGGTATGTGCTTTAGCAAGTTTTTCTACCCAGATCATATCCTCCAAAGGGACTTCTTCTTTATTGGCAATACACTTACAAATGGACTCTAGTCTAAGTCTGTATTGGGTAGAGAGCATGTTACTTCTTTCGGAGTTTAGATTCTAGGTCTGTTGCTTTTTGAAATTCTGCGTAGGCATCTTCAGATCGCTCATGAATAATATCCATAATATCTGCGTAAATCACATCAGCCTCAACATAATTGTCAAAGTATAGATCTAGTGATTCTCTTAGAAATCTTTTGCGATGCCACTCTGGTGAGTATGGTTTATACATGATATTGATGATACATGATTAGGATCATAATATTATTTACTTAAACTGTCAAGTCAGTGGTTTACCATTCTTATCTACAAGTCCAAGTTTTTTAATGTGTGCTAGATTAGATCTCTCACTCTTTTTTACTTTTTTATATTCTTTGATTATTTTATCAATCTCGTTTTGAGAGATTTTGACTTTTAATTTTTCTTTATCATCATTAGATACAAATCCAAGACCTGCTTTTTTTGTTTCGTCCACAGCATCAACATAATCGTTAATGTCTTCTTGGATTTCATCTCTGATCAGAGAGTTAATTTGTGTCCTAAGATCTTTGTCGTTCATTTTCTTTTCTTTTCTTTCTTTGGTTTCTGCCCCCACAGTTTTGGGTTCATCGTGCCGTATCCAAAATCTATTTTTTGAACAGCACCTTTGCCGTACTTGTCATAGTACATGTCAAAAAGTTTTGAAGTTTTTGAACATCGAGTCAAATCAATATACTCAACACCATCAACAACATACCAAACTAATCTAGCATCATTTGGAAAAGTTTTATCATTTGCTATATCAAGAGTAGTTTTCTCAAGAAGAATCTGGCAACTGTAATCAGAAGGATTTACTTCATTAACATCTGATCCAAACTCAGCCATTTCCTTTTCCTGGTCTACTGCTACTGTCATCCTCGACCTCCCCACTGGATATCTGGGTATGCTGTTTCGACAATATCTTTAGTTATCTTATATTTAGTTTGTAAAACTTTATCTTTGACTAGGCAGACAATTTGTGCCTCTTTCGGATGAAGTCCTCGTAATAGATTGATAAACATCATCTCTCTACGAGTTTTGTTCAGTGAGTCATTACCACCTTTCACATAATGATAAAGATTTGCCCACTCTCTACGGAGAGAAGTTTTACCTCTACCGTCTAAATCTTGACCGGTAGCAGATTCTCCACCTTTCATTTCCTTTTCTAAGTTATCAGACAAAGTTCCACTATAAACCGATTGATCTTCAATGTCTCCATATGGAACTTCACCTTCAGGAATCATTGAAATCACGGTCTCATCAAAATTCCAAATAAAAATTGACTTAAGAGAATTATGTTCATACTCTTGAAGAACTTCTACTTTTTTTGCTTTAGATCTTTGCTTACTAGCAAGTTCCAAAATTTCAAATACAAATGGGTTATGTGGAAGAACTTCTTTTTTAGTCGTCTTCACTGTCTTCGTCGGGCTCATAATCGTTTTCAAATCGTACTGCTAAAATTTCATCTGGTAATATATTACCATTTTCATCAAACATCTCTGGATGCATATAAACGGGTTGAGTTTGATATACGTGGTCTTTTGCTAACCATCCTACCACACCTCCTACAAAAAAGAACATGATTGAAACCAATGTTCCAATGGTCAAAGTTACTGCTAACATCTTTCTGCCTCCAGAGACTATTTCTTTCTGATGTCCAGATAAAAGTTCAGATGAAATACAATCTCTCGCCGGAAAAGAGAGACCATTTTACCAAACTTTATCTGAAAAGTTTTAGGTGGTTCTGGTTTTCTTCTCCTGTTGCGTAATAGCAACTCCACCCCACGATTAATATGGGGATCTGATTTATTTAGATTGCTTTTTTCTGCGTCCAGGTCTTCGGTCACGGCTGTACCTCCATGCATCCTCTAAAATGCCATACAAATAGATTTTAATTTTTCTTGCTTGAGGTTTAGGAATGTGACCATAACCTTCGCGAAGTTGCTTATGTTCGTTATCTGAACCGCCTTTAATATATTCATCAAGTTCTAATGATATAGTGCTGAGTTCAGTTGCTGTAGGACTCTCAATAAAAGAGTCTATCTCGTGTTTTTTAATTTTACTATCCTTAAGATAATTGTAAAACTTTAGATTCATTTGTCCCTCAAAGGCATTGTCAATTGCGTGTTCAATTAAATCGTAGATGTCGTTGAGGTTTTGTTCCATTATACTAGTTTCTGCTCCCGCAAATATTTTACAGTTTCGGTACAACCACCAATAAGTGTATCATCTTTTACCACTCTTGGGAAGGTCGAACCTCTCCCAAACTTATCATAAAACTCCTGGCGAGTGTAATCTCGATTAAGTTTATATATGACGTATTTGAGTTCTGCTAACTGTAGCACCTGTTCTACTTTAGAGCAATAGGGGCATCCATCTTTTGAATATACTGTAAATGTCATTGTTTTACCTGCTTCCAATCATTGTCAAAAATTTCTAAACCTTTGTCTGTAAGAATATGATCGTACATCTGTTCAAAAACTTTGGGTGGCATTGTACAGATTTCCGCACCATTGTACCAAGACCTAACAGCACGCTGCACGCTACGAATTGATGCCGAAAGAACTTGCGTTTTAACACCATGAATCCGATACAAGTCTGAGATAGATCTTACAACCTCCAGACCTGCCACTGACTGGTCATCCAAGCGTCCTACGAAGGGAGAAACATATGTTGCTCCAGCCTTCGCTGCTAAGACTGCCTGAGCGGCACAGAAGATGAGTGTGACGTTTACTTTGATACCTTGTTCTGAGAGTCTCTTACAGACAATCAGACCCTCTCTTGTGCAAGGAACCTTGACCGTGCATACCTCACCAAACTTTTCATATAGACGAATACCCTCATCATACATTTCGAGATCAGATCCAACAACTTCCATGCTGATATCTTGAACTCCAATGTCTTTAATTTTTTGATAGACATCTTCTGGATTCTTACCACTCTTCATGATAAGACTAGGATTTGTCGTGACACCATCAACTAATCCTGTTGAGAAATATTTTTCAATCACATCAGTGTCTGCTGTATCCAGAAATATTTTCATAAAAAAAGAGGAGTACATACTCCTCTAATTATATCACTTATTTTTCTTTGTTGTAAAGGTCTTCCAGTTTATCTCTTGAAAAATCAACATACATGAGTTCATCTCCAGGTTCCGGTGCCTCCGGATGACGTGGTTTAGGTGGTTCATCCATCATTTTATTGATAGATTGAATATTAGACCACATCAATGCAAAAGCACCACCGGCAATAATAGCAAAGAAAACAAAGTATATAAACACCATGAAACCATTCATAATTCTCTCGTTTGTTGAATTGTTGTCATTGTGTCATGAAGTTCTCCAATATCACGCAATCCTTCGGCACTAAACCAAGGAGCATTAGCCCAACTAAATCCCTCACCAAAAGTATTATCTGGTGATACAACGTACCAATGACATGAAGTATCAGGTACATCAACTGAACATTTGGACCAATCATCACTCCACTGTGGGACTTGAACCCACATTAGAGCAGCAAACATGAAACTAAAGAATGAAGTGATCATAGTGCGTTACCTCTTGGTAGAACTTCTTCAGGGAATACAAAGTTCTCATGTGGTTGATCAACAGGTGCCAACCATGCGCGGAGACCTTCATTTAATAAAATATTCTTTGTATAGAAAGTTTCAAACTCAGGGTCTTCTGCTGCACGAATCTCTTGAGATACAAAGTCATAAGCACGTAGATTAAGAGCGAGTCCAATAATACCGATAGAACTTGTCCAGAGACCCATGACGGGAACAAAGAGCATAAAGAAATGCAACCAACGCTTATTACTAAAAGCAATACCGAAGATCTGTGACCAGAAACGGTTCGCAGTAACCATCGAGTAAGTTTCCTCCTCTTGCGTACTATCAAAAGCCTTGAAAGTATTTGCCTGTTCACCATCTTCGTAGAGTGTGTTTTCAACAGTCACTCCATGAATTGCTGAGAGCAGTGCTCCTCCTAGTATACCAGCAACTCCCATCATGTGAAAGGGGTTGAGTGTCCAGTTGTGGAAACCTTGTAGGAAAAGAAGGAATCTAAAGATCGCCGCAACGCCAAACGATGGCGCAAAGAACCATGAAGATTGTCCGAGAGGATAGATGAGAAACACACTGACAAAAACAGCGATAGGCCCAGAAAACGCAATAGCATTGTACGGTCTAATTCCTACTAAACGACTAATCTCAAACTGCCGAAGCATGAATCCTATAAGGGCAAAGGCTCCGTGGAGCGCCACAAAATTCCAGAGTCCCCCAAGTTGGCACCAGCGGACGAAATCTCCCTGAGACTCAGGACCCCAAAGTAAAAGAAGAGAATGACCCATAGCATCAGCAGGAGTCGAGACTGCTGCTGTAAGAAAATTAGCACCCTCAAGGTAACTGCTTGCCAGACCGTGAGTGAACCACGACGTAACAAAGGTAGTGCCAGTAAGCCAGCCACCAATTGCAAGATAAGCAGTGGGAAAAAGTAATAGTCCAGACCAACCCACAAAGACAAAGCGATCCCGTTTAAGCCAGTCATCAAGGACATCGAACCACCCCCTTGTCGGTTGTTGTAATGTTGATGCAACCATTTTTATTATTTACCTCCATTAGGTTCTTGTTGTTGTTTTAAGTCAGGTTTTACTGATACAGGTTCATATTGATGAGCAGGATTAAATTCTTCCATCGGTTGAGATTTAGTCATGTCTCTTCGGTCCTGATTTTTAATGATGATGAAAGCATCTTTATTGTACTTACGAGTGCCAATGGGTGATTGCCACTTCTTGTTGTACTCTTCACCAACATCAATACCAGAGACTTGAGTACCTCCAATTTCAACCGTAACATCATCATAACAATCCCAACCAAGTTGTGCGATCGTATCAGTAAGATTTTGATAAATTGTTTTCATAACTGCAGCAGATTTTCTCTTTGAAGAAATTTCTTCCCCCATGACATTTTCTTCTGGATCAAGTTTACCAATCATAATAGTATCACGCAAAGTAACGGAATTGCAAGAGTTAATATGCCTATAAAAAACCCCGCCACTTGTGTGACGGGGAAAAAATTACCAGGTTCCATTTATCATCCGATAGCAGGAGCGGTAAGAGCAACAGGAGTGGACTCAGCAGCAGCCAGATCCAGGGGGAAGTTGTGAGCATTGCGCTCGTGCATTACTTCCATACCAAGACCAGCACGGTTGAGTACATCTGCCCAGGTGTTTACAACACGACCTTGACCATCAATGATGGACTGGTTGAAGTTGAAACCGTTCAGGTTAAATGCCATCGTGGAGACACCCAAAGAAGTGAACCAGATGCCAATAACAGGCCATGCAGCAAGGAAGAAGTGCAAGGAACGGGAGTTATTGAATGAAGCGTATTGGAAAATCAGACGACCGAAGTAACCGTGTGCGGCAACGATGTTGTAGGTCTCTTCTTCTTGACCGAACTTATAACCATAGTTTTGGGACTCAGTTTCTGTGGTTTCACGAACCAGCGAAGAAGTAACCAGACTTCCATGCATAGCAGAGAAAAGAGATCCACCGAATACCCCAGCAACACCGAGCATGTGGAACGGGTGCATAAGGATATTGTGTTCTGCTTGGAATACAAGCATGAAGTTAAAAGTACCAGAAATACCAAGAGGCATACCATCGCTGAAACTACCTTGACCGAAAGGATAAACGAGGAAGACTGCAGCTGCTGCAGCGACTGGAGCGGAATATGCTACACAGATCCAGGGTCGCATACCCAAACGATAGGAGAGTTCCCACTCACGTCCCATATAGCAGAAAATGCCAATAAGGAAGTGGAAAACTACAAGTTGATAAGGTCCACCATTATACAGCCACTCGTCAAGCGATGCGGCTTCCCAAATGGGATAGAAGTGAAGTCCAATTGCGTTGGAAGAGGGAACAACTGCACCAGAGATGATGTTGTTACCGTAGATCAGCGAACCAGCAACTGGTTCACGGATACCGTCGATGTCCACGGGGGGAGCAGCGACGAAGGCGACGATGAAGCAGATAGTTGCTGCCAACAGAGTTGGAATCATCAAAACGCCGAACCAACCGACATAGAGGCGGTTATTGGTAGAAGTTACCCACTCGCAGAAATTGTCCCAAGTGGATGATTGTTGTCTTGAAAGAGTTGAAGCCATTTTTTGAAAAAGGGTTATGTAATAGTGTAGGGACACTAGGTAAAATATTCCTCCCCCACCCTCAGGGAAAGGTATGAAAGACGTTTTTAGACACCCTAGAGGTCTTGGTTTAAGAGGTGTTAAGAATAGTTAAGAAATGTTTTGGTTTCTTAACTTGCTGACTTATTTATAATACTACGGTTTCCTCGACCTGTCAACCCTCCTGGTCTGTATCAACTCAAACTAAATGCCATTTTTAAAAAAGTGCTTCTCTAAATAAATAAACACTCAATCATATTACAAAATGAGAAGATTTCTTCCATTAGTAATGCTTTTGATGACCGCAGGTGCAGCAAATGCTGGCGGATTAGTTCATAAAATGTCCTCAAGTGTCCAACTTACTGTAGATAGTGCCAGAACCACTGCGACTCGACTGGGTTCTCAATATAGTATATCTGGATCTAATGTAAATACCACAGACGGTACAACCGCAGGAACTATTTCTACTGGTGCAATCACCAGTGGAATTATGGCACCTGGTACAATTTCAGCCACACAGGCAACAGCAGGAGAAGCATTCTCTTTCTCTACTTCATATATTCAAGGTGATGCTGTAAGCACTTCTGCTCCTACTGTAGGAACCGTTGGTAACTTCTCTAGTCAAACTTCTTACACAGCTGGTGTAGCAGGAGATTTAGCAGGTACTATCGCAACTGACGGTGGTGTCGCAATCACTGCTGGTGGGGCTGGATCCACTGCCGTCGGCCAATTCGTAAGTGAAATCACGGTAATAGATTAATGAATAAGTTACAAGAAGCAATCGGTCTCGGATTGCTTCTTGGAGTCATTCACGGACTGACCCAGAGTGCTTGGTCAGTCCCGGTGGTGCCGAACTTCACTCAAGGTTCGATGACTAGCCACACTGAAACGACTTCAAAGCAAACTGAGACAATTAACTCTATAGACTATGCAACAGGATGGCAATATTCAGTTTCGGGGACAAACGTGTCCAACAACGGAGCATCACTGCTTCCTCCAACGGTAACAAACAACGTGAATGTGACTCCTCTAGGAGGAATCGAAGGACAAGTAACAAATTCAGCAGTTGGACTAGACTTCTCCAACTCCAACTTCACGATAACAAATCCAGGGGAAGCATTCCAGTTCACCCAGACTTACATGGGTCCGGGAATGACAAACCAAACTGTGATCCAAAGAACAACAGAGGTTATAAGCGTCACAGATACCACAAGTGTCTTTACCCAATAATCGGATTGTTAATCGCATCTCCCGTCAGTGCTGCTGATGTGGGAGGTGTTTCTGCGACTGCTAATCCAATCGCTAACAGTTCAGGCTCGGTGACCAACCAAGCAATTCAGGTTTTACAAGGTCCTTATATCACTAACACTTATGGAGGAGGTATCAGTTGTCAAGGTCCAACTGCCAACTTCACTCCTTATATTACTCATGCACGTAATGATAAAGACCCCTTTGAAACTCGATACTTTGAACCTCAATATGATAATAGAGATTTTGATGGGAGATTAGTAGAAGTTACAAAAAATGTGAAAAACTGGCCTTGGGAACCACACTATGATGATAGGACATATACAAATGCTGAAGGTGAAGTAGTCAGAGCATATGAAGATGGTCAAGATATGACTATCACTATTATGGAAATGCAGGGTGATGGTGTTCCTGATAATCCAGGAAGAGAACTCTGGCAGAAACCAGTCAGAACTGGAATGACAAGAAACTACAGCACCAGTATTGGTCTCTCTGCCACACTCTCTCTACCTCTTGATGGTGGATTACAAGAAAGATGTAAGCAAGCAGCAGAAACACAGATTGCTTTACAAGGTCAGATGCTTGCTAACAAGAGATTAGACTTTGAATTGGCTCGTCTTAAAAACTGTGGAGAATTAATTAAGAAAGGAATTCAATTTCATCCCAAGAGCCCCTATAGGGCAATATGTGCTGATGTAGTTGTACAAAATGTAACTCACATCAAACAACATCGTCATTCTATCCCTTCGGTTTCAGTGCCGAACGTAAAACCTTTATCGCCCGGTTCCGATCCCGTTGCTCCGCTTTCCTCTCAGAAACAGACAGTACCGGGGGTTTCTTACCCCGTAAGGTCGCAATCTTCTTCATTACCTTCTTCACAGTCGGTTTCACCACTCTTAACAAAAGATCAGCAAGAGGTTTTGCGAGCAGTGCAGAGGTCGTTGCCACAACAGCAATAGTAGCAGTAGTAGTGATTGCACCCGCAGTGGGTATATTTTCAACAATCTGATCAGATATACTTAATGGTTCAGATACTGGTATACACTGTGTTCCAACTAATCTATATTCAATAATCTTTCCTGTGCCATCTGGAGTTAAACTTCCTACGGGAGCAGTCAACTGCTGTGCCTCTGTAGGACACTCAACTTCAGGTGGTTTTGTTTTGGGAACTGGTGGTGCTGCAGGTGCCTTTGGTGCTTCAGGTGGAGCAGTTGGTGCTACTGGTGGTGGAGGTGGAGCATCTTGAGTAATGTCCAACTTATTTGCATCATAATCAATCGGTCGATAACTCGGTGTACCTGCATCACACAGAGTCATTGTGCCTTTATCATCCTCATTTTTTAAATTTGTATTCTGACTACTGTCTTTGTGGGCCTCAACACATCCAGGAATATTGACAATGGGAATTCCTACCTCTGTGGTAACTGGAGGAACAACAGGAATTGCCATTGGTGGATCAGATGACATCCACCTTGGAACTTCTGGAATATTCAACTCACGAATTTTTAATTGGTTAAGACGAATATCAGGAATTTCCATTAGTCACTAAAATATTTTTTAATAACCTCCAAGCGTTCCTCTTCCTTAGCAATCAAATCAATCTGATCTTGAATAGCACCCAAAACATCTGGATGCTCTCCAATACCAACAGGACTTCTTAAATAAACTTCAATATTCATTTTTGCTTTTTTGATATTCCCAATAGCAACTGCATTGAGAGCCTCTAACATTTCTCTTCTCATAGTAATAATGCTCCAATAATAATTCCTTTTCCAAATGCAATCCATGACATTTGATATCCATTTAAACCAAACTTCTTTCTAACTGGTCGGTATAATTTTTTACGATGCCATCTAAAAACAGATTTGATAGAATTCATTTAATAAATTTCCTAAAAACAACAAGAGATGCAAGTAAAATAATTACAACGACAGTATTACTAAAAGTGAGGACAGATGAGTCACCTACCTTTACTGGACCTAATTCCAGATCTGCTGGTTGGGATATAGTCTGCTCGATCTGTAGCCCATCGATATTCGTACCCTCTGGCGCGTTTATCGTTATGTTCTTTGTCATTCGACCAACGTGCCATGGGCACGACGAATTTCACGCAATTCTTCAAAGTTCTTTTGCTTAGTTCCACCATCATATGCCCATGCATATCCTTCATCAATCATTGCTTCGTTGAGAGACACGTTTCCGTCCCCAATGTATAACCAGCCAAGAAGACGCCCATATTTCCCAACCCCACCAACAAGTTCAGTGCGAATAACAAGATCATCATCACCAGCCACCGCACCTTCCAATTTTTCTTTAAGCCAGTTGGTTGCGTGAATTCCAAGTTCCTTCTCCTCTAAATCTCTTGTTCTTTTCTCTGGCGTATCAACTCCTGCAACTCTAACTCTTTCTTTCTTGTATAAGTCAAACCCAAGATCAATGGTGACATCAATAGTATCACCATCAAGAACACGGTTTATCTCCACTACTCGGAAGTTGTAACAACTCTTCCGATTCGGCGGCGTCATTGCTCCCATTTGATTCTCTCCCATCCATACCAATTATATAGACAATATAATACGAGACGCCAACAAGAAGTATTAGTATCATCCAGATAACACTCCAAACAGGATCACCAACATTATCAAGTGGTCTAAGGATGAGGTTCATAATTATACATTTTTACGATTTTTCCAAAGTTCTAAAAAGTATCGATCAACTTCATATAGGTCAGACATAATAGGTAAATCTTTATCAACATCTTCCGACCAATCTTTGCATAGTGATCTCATTTCCGGTGAAATATTAGATGGTGTAAACATTCTTCCAAACGATGACATAGCGAAAGCAAACCTCATTCTAATGCGCTGTTCCATTTCCGTCGTATTTGTCGCTTTCATAATAGATATTTTCACCTTTTCTGTACCCGAAATATGTGGTGGCACATACAAAGGGTATTGCCAGGGCTGCAAGTACATGTGCGAATGTCATTTAAAAAATACCTTAAATCCAACAGATCCCCTACCATGCTCAAAATCTCTCAAACCTGCCAGATATTCCATATAAAATTTAAAGTCATCACCAAACTCCAAACCTATATTTCCTAAGGGTGTCTCGAAATTATCGTTACTATCAAAATCAGAATTGTTAATGCTGATCCCAGAGTACAGAGTAACATCGTCAATTGGGGCGAGGAACTTAACTCCAACATGGTTGATACCAGGAAAATCATTACATTGGACGGGGGATGAAAGGTGTTCGGCAAACAACCTAACATGTTCATAGATATCATATTCAATACCAAGAGCACCGACAGGTTCCTTAAATTTTATTTGTTCATTATTATCTCTGGGATCAAGATTAATAGATGTATAAGTCCTGATCGATTCAGGCGTCACTTCACCAAAGGCGATAGTAGCCAATGTCGCTACAATCGTTTGTGCTCCAATACAGAAAGTCATTTTACGTTGTGTCCTCCAAACATGTACCTCATACCATTTAGGCATTTATTAGCAAATTCCCCTAATCTCCTAGATCCGAAACGTTCATAGAGAGCAGAAGAAATAACAGGGGTTGGAACACCGAGATCCACAGCAGCGTGAATAGTCCAACGACCTTCACCACTATCGCTAACTCCCCCATCGAACTTGCTAAGCTCTCTATCGCCCCGTAATACATTAGCGGTAAGGTCAAGTAACCAAGACCCAACAACGCTACCACGACGCCATAACTCAGCAACCTCAGATACATCAATATCATAACAATAATCTTTGGGGCATTCCATGGGAGCCACTTCGGCATCACCCTCAACCACATAAGTTCTTCCTGCATTTGCCTCATGAAGTATATTGAAACCCTCCGCATAAGATTGCATAATTCCATACTCTATACCATTGTGGACCATTTTTACAAAATGTCCTGCGCCCGGTGGTCCACAATGTAACCAACCATACTCAGCACTTGTAGCATGACTCATAGGATTGGTACGGGAGGCTGCAGATATACCTGGTGCAAGTGCCCGGAAAATGGGGGCACAGACAGATACTGCGTGATTTGCACCACCAACCATAAGACAGTATCCACGCTCCAGACCATAAACTCCACCACTAGTACCACAGTCAAGATATTGGATGCCCATCTTAGACAACCTTTCTGCTCTCCTGCGAGAATACTTAAAGTTGCTATTGCCATGGTCAATAATAATATCCCCGTCGCCAAGTAATGGTAGTAACTCATTGAGTGTGTCCTCTACTAATTCTGCGGGAATAACAAGTTGAAAGATACCTGGTGCTTTACCAATAAATCCATCCTGATTATGAACTACTTGAACAAGGCTTTCCAGACAAGTGGTAACTCCACTGACATAACCTGCTTCATACGCTTCTTGAGCTTTTGCATAATTTCTCCTGTAACCCCAAACTTCGATACCTGCTTTCATCATACGGCGAGACATACCCTCGCCCATCCTACCAAGACCAATTAATCCAACTTTCATACCCAACCTCTATGCTTTCTCATCCTCATCATCATCATATAAAGAACATGGTTCCTCAAACAAAAATTCCATACGGAGTTGTCTGATTCTTTCTCTCAACTGTTTATAAAACTCTCGTTTTTCATCCTCATTCATTAGTATAATTCTTCTTCTGTCTCTGCTTTTATAATACAGTCAGAAGTTGGATATGAAACACAAAGAAGAGCAAAACCTGCCTCCATTTGATCATCATCTAAAAATGATTGTTCTTCCTGATTTACACTACCAGAAAGAATTTTTCCTGCACACGAAGAACATGCTCCTGCCCTACAAGAATATGGAAGATCAATCTCCGCTTCTTCAGCAGCATCTAAAATATAATTGTCTGGGGCACATTCAAATGTAGATTCTGTGCCATCTGATTTATTAATTGTTATTGAATACATTTTACTCACCCTACGTGTTACGTTTCATGCAATTACACTATCTAGTTAAGATTTCTTATAATAAAAATAGAAATGTTAGCAATCACTAATTATAGAATTGACTTGAGATCCTGCCTCAGATCCAATATTATTTCCTAATAGTGCTGCCCATCCAGCTGCCAACCATCCAATATATGGAATGTTTACAACAGCAGGAACAAGAACACCAGTAGCAACAGCACTACCTGCCATCGCACCTTGTGACCGTGCTCCAGCGTCCGCCACTATGCACTCTACGCTTTCTGCACTCAACTTTCCCTCTTCAGCCAGCGTTGCGGCACCCCCGATATTACGAGTGCCATCTCTTGTAAATTGATCACGACGATACTCTGTTCTTTTTTCACTTGATCCACCAAGAAAACCTTTTTTATCAAGGTCAAGATTTAATCCTCTTTCAGACTCAAGAATGGCGGGATCATCTGCACGAAACTGAATACTGTAACCATCCTCACCTGCTTCTATTTTGTAAGAAGAATATGGTCCATGTGGAATATTAATCGTCGGAGTTTCTATTTTTTTAGGTTCAGGTTGACGTATTAGATATCCTAACACACCAATGTGTGCAATTGCTATGATACTTCCAAGACCAACAGTTGTCCATTTGAGGTAAGGTTTCATGGTTACATCTCGTACTTATCTTCTGATTTGGGTGGTGTAGAAGTAATATGTACGGGTGTTTGCTCAATTCTAATCGTTTGGGAAGGTGCAGTTTGTGCTGCCTTTTCTATTAATCTCTCCATCTGTTCTTTCGTTATTCCACCTCCACCGCTAGACTTGTCCCCATTTTTCTTTGTTGTCTGAACACCAAAGGTGGCTAAAACTCCAGTAAAAACGCTGGCAATAAAAGTCGGATCAAGTTTCTGCTCTGGAATACCCAAAGCAGGGGGCAACTTAATATAAGCAAGAGTTAAAATACCACCGGACCATACCAAAATTCCTAAACGGACGAACGTAGAAAGAATCATTAATTCCTCATCAGCATCCTCAAGTTTTTCTTTGAGTTTACCAATAGGACCTTTTTTCTTAGGTTCTTCCTTCTTTACTTCTTCAGGCATGTGTTACCAGTAAAGGCAACTTTATTTATCAATATAGTTGTTTTCTATGAGCCATTTACGTGTAAGCGGAGTAGGTTCATAAACTTTCCACATCTCACCATCAGCACATGCTGCTAATGCTTTTTGTGTCATACCAGCAGTCTTTCCTGCCCAAGTTGCTTCTTTCTCCCAAGGAATTGCATGAGGTGTACTTGTATATGATGCCTCCGCAATTTTTTGCCAGATCGTAGGAACCTTTTCTTCATCCATAATAAGAGCAATCATACTATTATCAATTGTTCCTGCCATACAATCTTGTGCAGCGTGCCATCCTTCATGACGCATCACACTCATCACTGTAGACGGACGAGTCATAAATGATTTATTAAGAAAAAAGTTATTGCCTACTGTATGATAAACACCACGATGTCCGGGAGGGAAATATTTTTCTTCCGCTAAAAATACTTTAACTCCGACCTTATTAAGGGAAAGAAGCATATTGTTAAATTCATCAGCAATAATATAAAAATCGTCAATATTGGGATACTCACTAGAAATATCCAGAATAGTATAAACTTGTTTGACTCCATCCGTACATTCTCGAAGTATCATACATCCCAAAGCATCCAACGTGTAATAACCCTTAGTAAGTTTAGGGTCTGCTAGTGCTGGTGTGGACATTGTTACTACAGCCAGCAGACTCATAATAATTTTTTTCATATCAAGGAGAATTAAAATAATCCAAATTAGTGGGAAGAGGAAGTCCAGTTGTAGAGGGCATAGGAAGAGATCCACCAGTGACACCAGGAAGTTCCGGCATAGCAGAGTCTAACATATCAGGAATTGCTCCTGTGACCGATTCTAATGCTGCCTTAGTCACATTCTCCTTTACTTGTTCGATGATGGCATCTCTACGGAGATATACGACTGTTCCTCCACCAACGATACCAGCAGTCCCTACAAATGATAGAACTGCTAAAATGTTAATTATCTTTTGCATAATAAGCCTCGTAATACTTTACAATCCCTGCGGTGCTTGTATTGCCTTGGGATACCCAATCATGAGCACACTCATAAATTGATTGACTGGAGTATTTAGGAACACATCCTTCCATCTGACCAGCAAACTTAGAGAGCAAAACTCTAAGTGCTTGCTCCCTAACTGTCATTTTCTGATCATTATATCGCCAATCATCAATAGACATTTTCTGACCCACCAATAAAATTTATGTGAAGTGTTGTCGATTGACTTTTAGTTGCAATCTCATACATCAATTCATGAATATTATCTGGTTCAACAGAGAAATTTTGTTCTCTCTCCTGACGTTTCATTTCCATTTCTTTCTCCATATAATCAAGTTGTTTTTGGGACCTGACTGGAGCAGGACCAAACCACTCATCCTCTAAGAGGTATACTGGAGCAGGGACACCCGTGTAGTAATTAAGAGCATCTTGTTTAAAAGCAATGCTTTCATCTTCTAGTTTATCACAATCAACGATAACATCGTCAATCGCACATTCAATCTCTTCAGTTTTAAGAGGAAACAATTTGTCCATAAGTTTTTTAATCATGCTAGTACCAGTTTCTTAGTGTATTCGTATGCATAATTTTCACGCTGACCTTTGATGCCCCAGCCTAACCAGTAATAAGCAGGGATCATGTACTGACTGACAGTTTGTCCGTTACCTTCAAACATTGGTAAATGTTTTTGGAAGATATTTTCATTAATCATATAACGTGTCTGACATTCAAGAGAACTTGGATCACAATTATACTTTTTAGCAAAGAAACCGAGTCCTCTGTATCTATTGAGTGAAGTCCATTGAATCAAACCATAACCACCAGAGTAGCAATTATTATATGATACAAGAGCACCTCCCTCACAAATATTAGGAATAAATTTACTCTCTTGTTTAATATTACCCATGATCGTTGACAAAGCATTACGATCAGAGATTTGTGTGTGTTCCTGAAGTTCAGCAAGAACGAATTGTTCCTCAGGGGTACATTCAGGACATTTCCATGAAGACCTGTATGGTTCCAAAGGAATAGATACAACGTCCTTTTCCTGCACTTCAGTTTCTTTTTGCTTTGCCTGCTCAGCATTGACGCAAGATGCGGTCAACATGCTAAGGAGAACAAAACTACTAAGTCGTTTGAGCATAAAAAAAGGAGCACTGACTGCTCCAGTATAAGTAAAATTATTTAGTTTGTCAACTGGAAGGAGATGGTGAATATACTGGTGTCATTAATCCACCACCTGGACCGTCATCATCATCCTCCTCTGTATCAATCAAAAGTAACATAAAAACAAAGGGAGTCAAAATGAAAATTATTGTTTGAGCCCACTCTATACTCATGACTCTTTTGCTGCTGCAGCAATTGGAATTAGCAGAAGAACTGCTGCTACTATGAATCCCATCACCATAATCCAGGAATGAGTTGACCTGTGATCGCATAAGATCCCATAGCTGCAATGACTCCAATCATTGCTGCCCAACCATTAATACGTTCTGCCCTTTCGTTCATTGTTCGTTCTCCAAAGTTTTGTTTGTAATGATGATCTTTTGACCATCGTGGGTAAATTGTAACTCGTCGTCTGGATGCCACAGTAACTCTTCGTACATGTCATCAAGTTTCTGCATATCCTCATAAAGTGCGTTCGGATCTGGCATATTCGTTAGGTAATCTAACGTATATATTAACTTGAAAGTTCAAGGTAATATTTTGTCTGATCGCTTGGAGTATTCTCATAGATAGAGGAATCTCCATATTCTTTATGATCTTTGTATCCAACCATTCGACCCTTTGTATTTTGTAGGGCTGGCATGAATACAATGTAGAAAAATACTCCTGGTGCTCCGATGAATACAACGGAGACAATCACATAATAAGTAAGAAGTTCAATGAGATTTTCCATCAATAAGTCTCAGCAAGTTGTTGTACAGAATATCCTAGCAGAACAAAGAATGCAATGCTAGTTGTGGTGAAAAGAATTTCAGTCATTAGAATCCGAACGCACCAAAGAAAAATACAGAGCCAGTAGTGGCATAACTGATGATAGCAGCAGCAAATCCAAGCATAGCAGTGCGTCCATTTAGTTTCTCCGCTCTTTCTGCATGAGTTTCGTATCCATAACGCTCAGCATCAGTCTGAGAAACGTACATGCGTGGTTCTGTTGCCCACATATTCTGTTGTCCACGCTCATTAGTTGTTACAGTCATTTACTTAATGTAATGAATCTTTACATATTATATATAAAAAAAATCCCCCTGTCAAGGGGGTAGTGTAGTAATTTATACTCAATCAGATAAATTATTGATGATTCCGTTGACTTTCGTTTCTAAATCATCATATTTTCGATTCAGTAGCATGTGTTCATTTTCCAAACCTTCAAGGCGATACTGTAGCCTTTCTACTAGATCGTAGATATTTTGACACTCGGAAATGTTTTGTTCTCCTCTGTCAGAATCTTCATAGAACCAATCTAACATCTTCTTAACTTTCTTTTTCATTGATACCTTCAACTGCTTGTAGGGACTTTTGACGTAGGTCTTCTGGAAGAGGAACATAACCCAGAGCATCAGACTTTGCCTGAGACTCTTCACTCAACATATAACGAAGAGTTTCTTTTACTCCAGGTACAGATTCAGGATAAGCAAGAATCCAGGTCAAGGAAACAATAGGATAAGCATTCTCACCTGCAGGGTTAGCATCAGCACCACGCAGTTGGTCATCAAGTACAATCTGACTCAGACCAGCAGCAGAAGTTTCTGCATTTGCCTTTACAAAGTTGCCTGCCTTATTCTGAAGAGCAACCTGTTGGAATCCATCATTTTTTACATAACCATAGTTCAGATAACCGATAGCACCAGGATACTGTTGAATACCAGCAGCAACACCAGAGTTACCTTTACCACCAACACCAACAGGCCACATAACTGCCTTACCAGTTCCTACATTCTTTTTCCATTCGGGAGAGAATGCAGACAGGGAGTTAGTGAATCCTTTGGTCGTTCCTGAACCATCAGAACGCCATACAGTAACGATCTTCTGATCTTCACAACCAAATGTGCTCCAATTAGTAATCTTACCAAGGAAGACATCAGCAAGTTGTGTCTGTGTCATCTGCACATCACAACCAGGCATGTTGTAAGTAGGAACAATAGCACCACCAGTCATAGGAACATGAATCATGGGGGTCTTCTGCTTCTTATCACTTACAGCACCATCAGAGGCACCGAAGTCAATAGTTTCAGCAATGAACTGTCGGACACCAGAACCACTACCAACTGCTTGATAGTTCACGCGGTTTCCAGTATCTTTATTAAATTGCTGTAACCATGAGTTATAAAGAGGAGCAGGGAACGTAGCACCTGCTGCATTCAGTTTAAATGTATCTTTCTTTTCCTCAGCACCACAAGCAATAAGAGCAGGTGCAGTCAATGTAGCAACGAAAAATGCTTTGAGTTTCATCTGTTTGTTAGATAAACCTTGATATATATGGACACTTAATTTAGATTTAACCATAAAAAAAGGGGTGCGTTAGCACCCTGTAACATGGTTAAGAACTGATTATCAGAAGTTGTACTTCACACCCAGTTTACCACCGACACCGAAGTCATCATCATCTTCTGTAGTCAGGAAGGAGAGTTCACCGTAGACTCCAACAGCATCAGAGACGGGGAATCCAAGACCTGCCTTACCAGAGAATTCAGTCTCAGTCTCTTCACCGTCAACAGAGACGAGTGCAGGGCCTGCTTGAACGTAATATGCACCAGCACCAACTTCTCCTTCGTAGCCTACGTGAAGATCTGTGACTGCTCCAGAGTAGTCATCTCCAACCCAACCAGCATTTGTCTCCACATTAACGTAGGGACCGGCTAGGGCAGCAGCAGGAGCGAAAGCAACAGCGGCAGCTGCTGCAGCGATAGTCGTATTGAACATTTGTTTTTACCTCGTTTGTTTACTTGCGGAATGGTTACCCGCAGATGAAAGGGATTTCGACAATCCCGTTGTATCCTTTTGTAACTTTAATTACTGAAAGACAAAAGGATAAGTATTTATACTATCAGTTTCTTTAGAATCTGTCAAGAGGGTGGGTTTTCCACCTCTTGTGCCTCTTTTGCTCGTTGAGCAGCAGTGTTCTCGGTAATTCGACCGAGATAAGGATCATAGTTCATGTAGTCTGCGATGTCAACATTTGCTCCATGTTGAGACCAGTAGTTCCACAATGCAGTGTGATTACCTCTATGGAAGGCATCAATATGATCCTCATGAATGCTCGATCCCAACTCAATCTTATACATTAAGAGTGGGATAGCAAACGTGTTTCCTGAGTTATAGATTAGATCATCAGCAACTGGTCTCGGTTTGACACCTTGATCCAATTTGTATTTTTCCTTACGACAATGAAATCTAACAAGTTTCTCTGCATGATGTCTACTGATGACGTAGCAAGCAGTAGAAAAATCATTTACAAATCTCTTGTGAAGTTTGACATGCAAATCACCAGTGCAAATGATTGCTAGTTGAACTACATCCCAATCATATGGAAACTGAGAGTATAGATCTGTCCAAGTAAAGTTCCAGAACCTAACAATATCCAGATCACAATCATCTTCCATCATGATTGCATAAGGTGAATCAGATGTTTCAAGAAAATGCTTCATAG